GGAGCTATTATCCAATCCTTGATGGAATCGATGGAAGGTGTTGAAGTTGAGATTCCTCTAGAACATGATGCCAATTTAGCAGAAGAACTCGACGAAGCTTACTTAGGCGAGTTATCGTCTGACCTTCGCGCCTCATATGAGGATGACTTAGAGTCTCGTTCCGAGTGGGAAGAGGCGTATACTAAAGGTTTAGATCAGTTAGGTATTAAACAGGTCGAGCGCACACAGCCTTTCCAAGGTGCTTCAGGTGTTACTCATCCGTTGATTTCAGAAAGCGTAACTCAATTCCAAGCACAGGCTTATAAAGAGCTTCTCCCTTCGGGTGGCCCAGTTAAAACTCAAGTCTTAGGTCTACAAGATCAGGCTCGAGAAGATCAGGCTACCCGAGTTAAACACTTTATGAACTATCAAATCATGGAAGTTATGGAAGAGTTCGATCCGGATATGGATCAACTGTTGTTCTATTTGCCGTTGTCGGGTTCATGTTTTAAGAAAGTTTGGTTCGATGATTCCAAACAACGGGCTGTCTCGCAGTTTATTCCTGCGCAAGATCTTGTTGTTCCTTACGCTGCATCTGATTTAGCTACCGCATCAAGAGTTACTCACGTCTTGAAGATGGATGCTAATGCTATCCGTAAAATGCAGATCGCAGGAATATACCGTGACGTAGAGTTAAGCACCTATGAAGGCGATGATGACGAGGTTCGTCAGAAAGTTGACGAGATACAAGGCACGTCTAAGACATACATGGACGATGTCTACACTATCTTGGAGATGCATGTTGATTTGGACCTAGAGGGTTTTGAGGACATGTCTCCTACGGGTGAGCCGACAGGTATTGCCCTTCCTTACATTGTTTCTGTTGACGAAGGCTCTGGTCATATTCTTTCGGTTCGCCGTAACTTCCAAGAGGATACTCCTCTAGCGAAGAAGCAACAGTATTTTGTTCATTATAAGTTTATGCCTGGATTAGGATTCTACGGTTTCGGCTTGATCCACATGATTGGTGGTTTGGGTCGCGCAGCTACAAGCATTCTTCGCCAGTTGATCGACGCCGGAACCTTGGCTAACCTCCCTGCTGGGTTCAAGGCTCGGGGTGTAAGGGTTCGCAATGATGATGAGCCCTTACAGCCCGGAGAATGGCGAGATATTGATGCTCCTGGTGGCAACATCAGGGACGCTATTATCCCTCTGCCGTACAAGGAACCTTCCGGAACTCTGCAAAACCTACTTGGGACGCTCATAGAAGGCGGCAGACGCTTTGTTCAGCTTGCTGACCAACAAACAGGTGACACAAACGCTAACGCCCCTGTAGGGACCACTGTGGCGCGTCTAGAGCGCGGCATGAAAGTTATGTCTGCGATTCACAAGCGGCTGCATTATTCTCAGAAGCAAGAGTTTAGAGTTTTAGCTAGAATCTTTAGAGATAATCTTCCGCAAGAATATCCATATGATGTTCAAGGTGGGGATCGTATGATCATGGCTGCGGACTTCGATGATCGAATTGACGTAGTTCCTGTAAGTGACCCGAACATATTCTCTATGGCGCAACGTGTGACTTTAGCTCAAACTCAGTTACAGTTGGCGCAATCAAACCCAGAGATGCACAACCTACATGCAGCATATAGACGTATGTATCAGGCACTAGAAGTGCAAAATATAGATGAAGTCCTTCCTCCTCCTCCTCAACCAGAGCCGTTGGACCCTGCGATTGAGAACGCTAGGGCGTTGATGGGTGAAATACTTACAACTTTCCCAGATCAGGATCATGATGCACACATCCGCATCCACTTAATGTTTATGCAGACTCCTTTGGTTTCGACTTCGCCACAGGTCATGGGTACGTTTTATGCTCATGTGATGGAACACATCTCCCAAAAAGCTCGTCAGATGGTTCAGTTCGAGATTGCTGGTATAATTCAACAGGCGCAAGCTTCGGCAAATACTGGTAAGATTGATCCTCAAGCTGCTCAAGCTCAGATCGCAAAAGTCCAACAGGATATGCAGAACCCTGCTGAGATGGAAAAACTAATCTCCATGCAGACAGAGCAGTTGATAACTGAGGTTATGCCTCAGATGATGCCGCAGGGTAACAGTCCAATGGACGATCCTCTTGTGCAAATTCGTATGCAGGAACTTGATCTGAAGCAAAAAGACCTTCAGCGCAAGACTGAAGAGGATCAAGGACAGATGCTTGTAGAGCTACAGAAAATGGAACAACGCGCTACTACAGATGCTGCAAGAATAGAAAGCCAAGAGGAGATCGCGGACAAACGAAACGAAGTTAACCGCGAAAGAATTGATGTACAGCGAGATAAGATGAACAGGGGTTAAGATGAGCAAGTTTAATAAAATTCGCTTATTTACAGCACTGTTCTTTTTTATCACTGTAGGGAACACTGTCTTTGCTGAAGATGATGTAATAAAAACGGACACTAACAGCACTGTTACGTCTACTGGGTCGATGGATACTACTGTTAAAAGTCCACCACCTTCTGCAATTTCTCCCCAGATCAGCGGAAGTAACTCTGACCTATGTACCGTAGGTGTTGCGGGGGCGGTGCAGACACAAATACTTGGTATATCCGCAGGTAGAACTGTACGAGATATGAACTGTGAGAAGCTCAAGAACGCTAAAACCATGTACGATATGGGAATGAAAGTGGCAGCGGTATCTGTAATGTGCCAAGATTCTCGCGTGTTTGACGCCATGCTCAACGCGGGGACGCCCTGTCCCAAGGATGGGTTGGTGGGGGATAAAGCTAGGTTGGCATGGGAAATGCAAGCTGTTGATGATCAAATTAAATACGAACAGAAAAACCCAATGAGAAAGATTTTCAATGAAGACGTTGAAACTAAATTGGGCTTGGGCGTTATTATTAGCACTCTGGCCTTCTTATTCCTTCTGTGATCCCTACAGCTACGGGACAACAGGGAACGCGGCGTCCACAGCACTAAGCTGGGGGATGGGTTCTGTTCTTCCTGATGTCCCAGGGCTTGATATAAACGGTCTTCTTTACAGATACACCACTGTGAAAAACCCAGAGGATGATATGAAAGTTCACGTTGGCAATAAGAAGGCTGACGCAAGTGGCTATATCTTTCGAGAAACTGACGATTGGTCAGGAGTTCCGGGAAACACTATTGTTAAATCGTTTCCCCTTGCTAACATTCCAGCTACTCAATGGGGCGCAGGTTCGATTGACGTTGAAGGGAAAGGCTCGGTCAAAGACGCTGTGGTTATATATAGCTATAGGCTCGACGAGTGTTTTGACCCGCAGTCCAACCCGAACTGTTCGGGGTATGTAAAACCTATGCCTAAGATACCAGAGGTAGAAGTTTATGTAGCATTAGAAGATGATGTTGTAACCGATACATTAGAAGCGGACGAGTTTCAGTATGATGAAGATGGTAATCTAATTCTTAGTGAAGAAGAAGAGGAAGAAGAAAGTAGAATTGAGATGGGTCTAACTGCATCTGCCAATGCGCTGACCCTATTTAAGACACAAGGACAAGATGATATTATCATGGCTATTAATCAACAGACTAATTTAACCATGTACTACAATGCATCTATCAATGGGGGTGTGTATGCTGACGCCCCCGGTCTTGCTGATTCAGAAATATCTGACAACAAGAAAGCCTTGCGTAATAACTTAGCACAACAGATACTGCACGACAAAATGGTCGATATGCAGTACAATAGATGAGGTTAAATATGAAATATTCTATAGCAATACTTTCGTTAGTTGCATTTCCTGCAATAGCTAACGTCGAGATCACAGGTAGTGTAGAAGCTAAATGTGTTATACAAACAACTAAAGCGGGTTCATATGGCAACCCGATTGCTAGTAAGTTGAGCACTACTCCTGCAGATGGAGGTGTACTGCCTATAATCCGGTATGACGTTTCAATCGCAGATTCTTACATAGCTAGTATAACACACCCGACAGCTTTTAGCTCGTCTCCTTCGCTTTCAGATACGATTGCATGGACGGGCAGTACAAGTGTTACACAGACATCTGTTTCTGGCATGTCAGCCTACGAAGCAGCTAAGACAGTGGTGGGTAACACTACAAACTTTAACTTAACATTGGCAGGGTCAACATGGTTCTCTACTGCTTCTAGTGCAACTTATGGGTCAGCCAAACCGTTCCCAGGAGGAACATACACTGCTGTTGTGCAGGCAAGCTGCATTGCTAAGTAGGTTAACCGCTGCTTTTTTGGTTTGGGGTTCTTTTGTAACAGCGCATGAGATGATCCCCGCCTACCCAGAAGTAAAGCCAAGCCATGTTAAAGACGTGGTCAAGGTAGAGATGACTCTTTTCAACTCTAGAGAAGAAATAAAATATTATCAGATCGATTTGTTTGATTTGAATTGGATGAGCATACCTTTTTCTACAACGTATAAAATTATAAAGGTTGACTACAAAGAGCACAAAGCTTTTGATATATACATACGGAAGAAAGATACGCCCGAAGCGGTATACCTGTGTACTACGTCAAAAGTAAAAAGGACGGACACGTCCAGAACTGTAATAGCTTCTAGGATATGTTCCAGATTAGATGGACCTCCAGCATGAGATTAACGTTAGTTCTTTGTGTCATATCGAGTTCTGTCGTAGCCGACAGTAATTCTCTTTCTCTTGCGTTGCCAAGCCCTCCGATGAACTATCAATCGGATTCTTTTTCAACAGGCACTACACGGTGCAGTAATGCTGTCGGTGGGGGTGTAAATTTAGAGTATGGCGTTACAGGTGTTCTTTCGGGCTTAGATACTCATGATAGCCGTGGTAAAAATATAGGTGTGTATGCGCGTATAGTTATACCCTTAGATAAGCCTAAGTCCCGTATAAACTGTGACGATCTTTATCAGATCGAGTTGACGCAACGCAGGTTGGAGATACAAAAACTACGCAATGAAATAGAAGCACTAAAAAACTTACAAACCGTTGATAGCGAAATGGAGTTTGAAAACTAATGGATACAACCAAGATAGCAGATAACATAGATGGGCTTGCAGATCGTGAGTTTAAGGCTCGAGGTATGAAGTTATCGTTTGGTTCTATCATGGCTATAATTGCGTTTTTATCCACAGTTGTAGGCGGTTTATACGGTGGATTCGTAATGTACCAAAAGATTGAAGAGGTCGCGGGGCTAGACTTAGGTGCGTATCAACAGGCGATGGATGTGATGGATGCCAAGGTAACAGGTATATCTGAAAAGGTAGAAGAATCCGTGGAGTACAGCCGTGACATTAAAAACGGTTTGAAAGATGACATCTTACGCATAGAACAACAGACAGATCGTATAGAGGATATGGTGCGTAAATCTGAAGACAAGGTTCGTACTATGATTGATAACGCAGAAGTTCGTTTCGAAAATCAACGAGAACGTGTTAGAGTGTCCCAGAGTGGCGATATGAAAGAGTTAGAAGATAAATTAATGGGCAAACTACAACGGGCGTTAGACAACCCGTTGGCAGATTAGGAGATTAACATGACAGAATTTGAAAAAGCCGATCTAGATGGTAGCGGCACAATAGACCAAACTGAGTGGGATAAGTTAGCATTAGAAGACAAACGTTTGAGAATGGCTGATGAAGACGCTCAACGAGACGCTCAACGGCAAATGGCGTGGTTTGCACTGTTCGGTATGTTGTTGTATCCTTTCGCAATAATTATCTGTAACTTGGCTAATCTTGACGAAGCCATGAAATCACTAGCGTCCATAGCTGGTGTGTATTTTGTTTCTGTAGCAGCTATCGTTGCCGCGTTCTACGGCAAGGAGGCCTACACAAAAGGAAAGGCGAATAACTAATGATGAGTTTAGTAAGTAATTTGATAGGGCCTGTTAGTGGGCTACTAGACAAAGTTATCGAGGACAAAGATCAAAAGGCCAAGCTGGCCCATGAGATCGCTAC